TGCGCAAGGCGGCCGAGAGCGGCGGCGTCACCTACAAGGGCACCGCCAAGGCGATGCGCGACCGCCTCAAGGGCCAGGCCGAGCGCTGGATCCCCGATGCGGCGACGTTCGGCGCGCCGGGGCCGCGGGGTGCGGCATGACGCCGGAGATCGTGTGATGCGCGGCAGCGATACCCGGACCGGTCCGATCGAGATCCTGGCGCAGCAGCTGCGGCCCGGCGACCGGTTTCAGCACGACGGCGCGGCGTGGTTCGCGGTGTATGTTGCGGTGACGCATGGCGGGCCGGTTGCCGTGCGGGCGCAGGCGACAGCCGGCAATACGATCCTGTCGGCGCAGACTGAGATGACGCTGGCAGGGGATGAGATCGTGAGGTTGCGATGAGGATGAGATCGTGAGGCTGCGATGAGTGATACCGAAGCCGAGATTGTGCGGCGCTACAACTTCAAGCTTTATCCGACGCACGCTCAGGCCGCGGCGCTGGATCGCATCCGCCGCCTGCACGCGACGTTCTACAACGCGGCGCTTCAGGAGCGGATCGACGCCTACCGGCTGGCGGGGAAGACGCTGACGCAATACGACCAGAGCAAACACATAAAGGTCGTACGGGCCGACGATCCGGACTATGCGGCGCTGTCGGCTGACAGTCTCAACGGCACGCTCGCGCGTCTGGATAGGGCCTTTCAGGCGTTCTTTCGCCGCGCCCGGGCCGGCCAGGGCGCGCAATCCGGCTTTCCGCGTTACAAGCGCAGCGACGACTACCCGGGTTTCTGGCATCGGTGGAAGAACGGATGGGCGATGACGCTTGGCCCTTCCGGCAAATCGGGGCGGATGTATGTCAAGGGAGTTCCGGGTGAACTGACCTTCCGCGGGCGGTTTCCGGCGCCACCCACCAGAATTCTGACTTGCGACATCCGCCTTGAAGGCGGCGTCTGGTGGGCGTCGGTAGCGGTCCGCATAGCGGCGCGCATGCGCCAGGACCACGAATATAAGGGCGAGGTCGTCTTCGACCTTGTCGAGACATTCGCGCGCATAAGGCGCGTGGACCGCGGACACGCCGCGGGGCCGGACGACGCGGGAATTCCCGCGGAAGATGGCCGAATCATCCAACCACATCTGGGGGTTGGGGCTGCATCGGGTGCACACACCCCGGAAACCGGGGGTGACCGTGGGGGAAAGCCCCTGCGATCTTCCGCACCGGCCGGTGCACACACCCCGGAAACGGGGGGGGACCGTGGGAGCGGATGGTCCATGCCGTTCACGGCAACCGGCGCACACACCCAGGAAGCGGGGGGTGACCGTGGGGCAAAAGGCGAGACGTTGGAGCTGCGACCGGGTGCACACACCCCGGGAACGGGGGGTGACCGTGGGACGACGCCCTACGAGGCCGCGCAACGCGTAGAGCGCTTGCAACGCAGGATGGCCACATGCAAGCGAGGGTCCCAACGCTACCGGCGCTTGCGCCGACTCAAGGCCAGGATTGAGGCTCGGGCCGCGCGGCAACGCAGAGAGCGGCTCCACGTGTGGACGACGGCTATCGCGCGGACGTTCGCCGAACTGACGATCGTGTCGCCTTCAATCAAGGAGACAACCCGGTCGGGTCGAGGCACTGAGCGCAGCCATGGCGCCGCCGTCGCGGTCAAAGCCGCGCTCAACCGTCACATTTTGGCGATGGCGCCGGCGACCGCGGTTGCGATGTTGGAATACAAGATCGCCGAACGCGGAGGGATGGCACAGGTTGTGCGCGCCGGTTCTCATCCCGCCGAACTAGGCAATGCCATCGTTTCAGCCACCCAAGAAAACCGCAAGTTGAGGAGAGCAATACGCAATGCACACTGATCTCGCCGAATGCATCGCGACCGCCCGCGCCGCCCGAGATCGCGTCTTGGACCAGAGCCTGCCGGTTCAGGTCGCGAACGCCGTCGCTGCCAACAACGCGACAATCGTCACTGCGCATGCGCTGAACCTGCGCATGCAGTTGTTCGAAGCCGAGCGCCGGCAGGACAATATCCTCGCCCCGCCGAAGTCTGACTGATGCCGGCTTGGTGGCTCGGGCTTGCTGCGCGACCAGGCTTCTGGATGAATGAAACATCCGGCGCGCTCCGGCCGGTGTCTCTGATGATGTTCCGGGAATGTCGGACGAGATGATCCGCCACCTCCCCCCGATCGCCGTATCCCGCGACGAAGCCGCCCAGATGCTAGGCATCGGCGTCACGAAGTTCGACGAAATGGTCAGCTCAGGTCGCATGCCGGAAGGGCGGCACATCGACACTCGCGTGCTGTGGTCGGTGGAGGAGATCATCCAGGCCTTCCACGCGCTGCCCAGGCGTGGCCAGATGCGGGGGAATGATCCATGGGCCGACCTGACATGTCCGCGATCGAGCTTCCGTACGTCCAGGCCGTCCATGCGCGGGGCCAGACCTACTGGTATTTCCGCCACCGCGGGCGCCGGACGCGACTGACCGGCGCCCCAGGCAGCCCCGAATTCCTGGCGTCCTTCGAGGCGGCGCGCACCGCCGTCGCGCCGCCCGACACCCGCGCGGCCGCCGGATCGATGGCGGCCCTGGTCGCGTCCTGGCACGCGACCCCGGCCTATCAGGGTCGCCGATCGTCGACCAAACGATGGGACACGAGGTTGACGGACTGGCTGTGCGAGGCTTGCGGCGATCGCCCCGTCGCCGTCATGGACGCGCGAGCCGTGCGCACGCTGATGGCCGCGCATACGCCCGCGATGGGTAACAAGGTGCTGTCACTGCTGCGGGTGCTGATCCAGCACGCGATCAGCCTCAACTGGCGAGACGACGATCCCACGAGGGATGTGCAGCGGATCGATTATAGACGGCGGCCATTCCCCACCTGGACGGATGATGACCTGGCGGCGTTCGAGCGCCACTGGCCGAGCGGCAGCCGCGCGCGCCTGGCTTATGCCCTGCTGTTGCATACCGGTCAGCGCCGCGGCGACGTGATCCGAATGGGCTGGCAGCACATCGCCGGCGGCCGCATCACCATCGTGCAAGAGAAGACCGGGGCCCGGATCTCGATCCCTATCCATCCAGGCCTGCAAGCGGAACTCGACGCGACGGACAGAAACAACCTGACGTTGCTGATGACCGCGACCGGGGCTGGGTTCGCGTCCGGGAACGCGTTCTACAACTGGTTCCGGGATTGCATCCGCGCGGCTGGCATCGCGGGGAAGTCCCCGCATGGCATGCGCAAGGCGACCGCGCGCCGTCTGATCGAGGCGGGATGCACGCCGCATGAGGCGGCCGCCGTCTCTGGCCATCGCAGCCTCGGCGAGCTGATACACTACGCGAGGGAGGCCGATCAGGCCCGCCTGGCGGATGTCGCGATCGGGAAAATTGCGGCCGCCGACCGGGGCGGCGCGCGGGGTGTGGCAAACATTTCCGGGAAAAGTGGCAAACTACGAAAAAGATAGAGCAATAACATGATATTAGCAGCGCCGGTGGTGAGCCCGCTGGGACTCGATCTATTCAATGAAATCAGAGGCATGGACTGGCAAACGCCCAGTATAGCACCTCAACTTAGTCGGGGAGTTTTGCTCGAGTGGCAAACATTGTTGCGGTTGCGATCTGCCGCCGATCAGCGCGGTGACGGACTGATCGGAGGTGCCTACCCGCCGGCCAGCCACCGCGAGACGACCGGCTCCAACCACACCAGACCGGCCCCGCACAGCACCGGCAGCAGCTTGACGCAGAAGACGCAGGGCCTGTCCCGAGCCTCCCTGGCGACGTTCATTCCCCAAACAACCACCGCAGCACCAACGCCCCCAAGGCGCCGGCAATGGTCTTGCCAATCACGCCGCCCATCGCTGGCAGCGCTCCGTCCAACACCTTCAAAATCCCCCATCTCACCCATGAACCTACCCTCTGAAATGCGGTTGCGACATTGCCCCGCGGCAGCGCTGAATTGAGCCTGCGCGGCTCGCGCGGGCTGTCATCGCTCACCACGTCCACACCGGCTTACGTCGGCGCGTCGATCGTGACGATGGCGCTGGGCAGCACCTTGGCGCGGCCTGCCTCGACCTCGGCGCAGCGGTAGACGAAGTTTCGGACGGCGGCCGCGACGCGCAAGAACGCCGCGCCTGCGGTGAAGGTCACTACGCCGTCGTGCACGGAATAGTTGAACGCATCGCCGCCGCCCGGGAAACCCAATCCAGCCGCGATGCCCGCCCCGATGCTGGTCATCGCGTTCAGCGCGTCGACCGACGTCGGATAGGTCCCGTTGGGCGCCCCAGCGCCAGTCACCGTCAGGCCGCCGATCTTCAGTGCGCGGGCTTGCTGCGCCAGCGTCAAGGTCCGATCGACGGCAATTGGGTTGCCGTCCATATCGGGAACGATCTCCTTGCCGTCGGCCTGCGCGGCCATCAGGGCCGCATGCTGCTCGCGAGTGACCTCGACTAGCGATCCCGGGAGGTCGTAGGGATGGAACGTCAGGTCATAGAAGCCGCGCGTCTCTTGCGAGTAGAAGATCGGAATGTTGACCCCGGCATAGGCGCCATTCTCGAGCACGATGCGCCCGTGCCGGCCCAGCGCGTGCTGGACATACTCCACCTGGTCCGGCGGAATTGCGACATGCAGCGCCGGCGGCGCCTCACCCGCTTCCAGCTCCACAACCACCAGGCGGAACTCTGTCAGTGCGTAGAACACGCGCGGTACGACCGGCTTGATCCCCCCGCCCTCCAGGACGAGGACGCGGCCGCCGGCGGCGATCGCCGCCTCGCACGCGGCGATCTGCTCATCGGGCACGACAGCACAACCGTCTGGCACGGGCTCGTCATCGGCCACGGCCTGGACCTCGAGGCGGTTGGCCTCGAGCGAGTAGATATGTCTGATCATCAGTGCCCCAGAGCTCTAGCGAATATGTTGACGGTCGACGACGCTTGGTTGTCGACTCCGACCTGGGTCGTGGTTGGCGTGCCCACGACGAGGTGGCCGTTCGGGGTGCCGGACGCAAAGCTGCACACGACGTTGCGACATTGGGAAGGGAAAGCGGTTGCGAATGTCCAGGTTGTCACACCCGTCGGGGCGGCGAAGAAATGCCACTGATCTATCACCCCGCCTGGCACCTTCTGATACCCGTTCACCCCAAGCAGTTGGTTGGAGCCGGTGAATTCGCCCCGCAAAAAAGCCGTCGTGGCGATCTTCGTGCTGTTGTCGCCGCCGCTTGGGGTTGGGGCTGTCGGCGTACCGGTGAGCGCCGGCGATGCCAGTGGCGCCTTGCCTGCAATCTCACCCTGGACGAACGCGGTGGTTGCGATCCGTGTCGAATTATCGGCTGCGCTTGGCGTCGTGGACGCCGGCACCCCCGTGAAGGTGGGCGAGTTCACGGCAGCTTTCGCCGCCAGTTCCGTCTGCACCCACGCTGTCGTGGGGACAAAGGTCGAGTTGTCGCCGCCGCTCGGGGCGGTCGTGCGCAGATAACCGGTCGTGTCGTAGCTCGGCAGGTTCTGCGACAGTGGGACCAGGAAGATGTACTTCGTGCCACTCGCCCAGGATAGGAACGCCGCCGTGCCGTCGGTGCGTCCCCTCGCGGTGACGCGCGAGAGCGTCGCCGGCGACCCAGTCGTGAAAACGCCCTCTCCCATTTCAAAGTTCGTCGGCGAAGTGAGGCTGTCGAGCGCGATATAGGACACGCGCGATCCTGTCGTGATGCCGGCGGTGGCGAACGAATAATACAGCGTCCCACCCGGCGCCCCGCCAAGCTGATAGGTGCTGGTCCCGGTCGTCGTTGTCGTCTCGCACGCCCGGTTGGCAAATTTTACCTCGGTGCCCATGCTACACTCCCGTGATGCCGCGCAGCTCGAGCAGGCTGCGCACGGACGCCATCGCGTCCGACTGGATCGCGGCCCGGGTCATCTGCTGACCCGACACGACGCCTACGAACGCGATGTCCGATCCCTGCGTGCCAGTCGCCGTCGCCGCGCTGGTGCCGATGTGGAAGTAGTTCGCGGAACCTGCGTTAGACGACTGACCAGCAGCCGAGAGCGTTGCCTCCGCGTCGGCAGTCAGGTCCATGATGCGGCACGTCCCCGCCACGCCGCCGGCAGGCTCGGTCAGCGCCCACGCCCGCCAAGACCGGACCGTCGGCACAGCCAGCGTTGGGCCTTGCACGGACAGACGGATCGAAAACACGGTCGGCGCGTTGTCATTGGCCACGTCCACCTCTTTCGTGCGGATATGCAGCCGGACGTCGCCAGCAATCGGATGCGCCTCACCGATCATTCCCACCGAGGTCGAGCGACCGACCACGATGATGGTGATCGGCGCGTCCCCGCCATCGGCGTAGCGCTGCCAGTCGAGCCGCAGCGCGCCGTCGTAGCGACACGACACATGGTTTGACCGGATCGCCAGCGGTCCGGCCCCGACATTGACGATCGCTGGACCACCAGGCACGAGGTTGGTGCCGTCGGATGACCAGGTCGAGCCGAAAAACGCCCAGGCGACCAGCCCGGAGATCAGTGGCTGGCTGATCGCCACAGGATCGACCGGCGTGATGCCTGACAGGATCAGCTCGGAGCCGCTCATGCCGCGAAATCCTGCGCCTCGAGCGTCGGTTGGATGACGTAATGGGCGAACACACCCCCCGGATGAGGCCCGTCACCGCCGTGGAGCGAGGTGTTCTTTTCATCCTCGGACGTGGCCAGATCGTCCTGGGCGCCACGCAGAAATCGCTGGGTCCCCGGCCGGCTATACAGCCCGACCGTATCGTCATCGACCCATAGGTTGTCCACGGCGACGGTCAGGCCCGCGCCACTACACTCGATCACCGGCAGGTATGGCCCGCCGAACCGCAACACCATGGCGTCGATCACGGCTGGCACCTCGGCCGGCCGGCCGTCAACGTCGTTCCGGATCGATCCGAGGCAGTAGCGGACGAGCAGGTGGGTGCCGTTGACCGAGATCTCGATGTAGGGATCGGCGCCCGCATCGCCGGCCGCGTTGAAGGCGGACGCCGTCGTTGGCACGCTTTCGTGTCCAAGGAAAACCGTGCCGGCGGCGCTGCTTAGCGGCCCGTGCGGCCAGGCCGCGGTCAAGGTGCATTGGGTCCGGCTGGATGCACTAGAAACCGTGGTCTGATGGCTGTTGCCGCCGCTCACGATTCGGATGTCCGCCTTGGAATTCCCATCGTGGGCCAGGAACATCATGCCGCCGATGTAGACCGTGGCGTTTGCGTCGAAGTCGCCGCCGTCCCACGCCCCGTAATCGTGCACCCTGGCCATCGAATCAGTGCCGGTTATGGCCTTTTCGATGAATGTGCGCTGGGGCTGGGCGTCATAGTCGCCGCTCGGCAGCCACAGGCACTTGCCGTTATGGCCGCTATTGAGCGGCCCACTGCCCTCGGCGCCGATCTGAATCGAGGACCTGGCGTTGGCCCAGTAGACATCCGCCGTAAACGCGGACTGACCTGTCGATTGGAGGGTGGCGCCGCTCGTTGTGAGCGTGCTGGCAACGGTCGCTCCCCATGTCTGTATCCGGTAGGTCAGAAGCCCCGATCCATTGGTCGAGAGCTCGAGGACATTGTCCGGTCGTTGCGACAGCCGCACGCGGAGCGTACCGATCGCCGCCCAGACCGCCGCGCCGCTGACACCGGTCAGGACGATCCGTGCACGCCAGGACCTGGTGTCGGCCGGAATGACCAGCGGCGAGCTGGGTGATAGGACGTGCGAGAACGCCGGGATGCGCCGCCGGATGGGCCGGGTGGGGTCGAACCCCCACAGCGACGCCATGGACGGCCCCTCGTAGTCGATCAGCCCGTAGCCGTACCGGACATGCAGGCCGCGGTAGAACCCGCACGCGCCCTCCTGCATCCGCTCCGACTGAAACAGCTTCGGCTTGTATGACACCGCGTTGTGCGGCGATCCCTCGAGCAGAATGTCCGGCGACTGACCGCCGCGGGTGACCAGGGATCGCATCCGCTTGATCGCGCTGAACACATGGATCGGGTGAAACGACAGCTGGTCGTTGATGGCGTGATGCGCCAACGCCAGCACATCGGGCACCGGCGACGCGCCGAGCGCGTAGGATATCCACGACGCGGTGGTGTTGGTGTACCACGGATACTTTTCATTGACGCTGGCGCGTGTCGCGCCATCACAGGCCTGCTCGGCCCAGGTCGCGCCGCCCATGGCGCGCGGCAGGATCGTGATGGCCCGGTCGAAATTGGGCGCCAGCAGCGCGCCATGGAACAGCGTCGCCGGCGTGCCGGCCTGGTCCTGCCGGCTCGGGTCGTAAGTGCCGACGCTGTCACCCATGATCATCACGATCGGGGCCGCCTGGGTGCTGAACGCCGCCAACGTCTTAGGGCCATGCACATGCCGCGGCGCCCGCGGGATCGGCGGTGCGTCGGCGGGGACCAGGCGCAAATAAGAGGCATCCCCCGAAGAGGTGAAGAAGACGCCTCGGGCCCGTCCGGTCTGCCAGACCGCGTCCAGCATCGCCGGCTGCTGCTGGTTGCCTTCGCCGATCGTGTTGTCGATCGCCACGATTCCGCCCTGGGGGCCATATTCGGAGGACCCGCCGCGCAGCCGGAACGCGCAATAGATCCCGGCGCCCGGGAACCACAGGATGCCTTTTTGCTCGGCCGCCATCGCGTTGCCGGCATCTGAGATTGCCTGGGTATTGTCAGTCCCCCAGGTCATGCGCCGCACCGCGGCGGTGGCGGTGCCGGGGAGGTTGCGGTCCAGCGTCACGCTGAACGGCGAGACGTAGGCGCTGACGAACGCCAGGAACGGCTGGATCGCGACGTCGGTGTCATCCCGGTACTGGGTCAGCGTCGGACCGGCTGTCCGTATCCAATAGCCGCGCCCCATTGCGGCCTCGAGCCGAAAGGTCATGCCGGAGCTGCTTGTTGTGAAGCACGGCCACATCACGCTCTTTGTGGCGGCCGAAACGGTTGTGCTGGCTGCGTCCGCCAGCTCGACCACCGAGCCGTTCTTTACCTTGGCGATCGTGGTGATAAGGATACCGCCGGCGACGCCGGCGCCTTCGACGGCGATCGGCCAGCCTTCGTTTCTCCCGCGCTGGAACGCAACGCCCGACAGCTCGGTCAGGTCGATCGACAGCTCCCGCGATCCGCTGGCGATCGTCACGGCGCCGCGGAACGTATAGGCGCTCAGAGTAGCGGAGGACGCCGACCAGGTCAGATAGAACCATTCGTCCGACCCGTCGCCGACGGCGCCGGAGCGCGTGACGTCGTAGGCGTGCTCTGGCATTCCCGGCGTGGTGGCTGATCCGGGCGATGCGACCTCACCGCGCATCGTGATGTCACCGGCGACCACCACATCCCGGAAAAACCATGTGTCATCAACCCAGGCGGCGATGACCTTCCCGTCCGGCGCGCGGATCACATAGGGAAACGGCGACAGCCCGGCCTGGGCCTGGATCGTCTGTCCGCCGGCCGACAGAACGGCATACGTTGCGACGGTTCCCGTCACGTCATCGATCACGGCCGTATCGATGGCGGCCGTGGTGGCGGTGACGGTCCCGGCGTTCAGAGCGTCGACCGTGGCGCTCGAGAATATCCCCACCGTGCCGGTCACGGTGCCGATCGCGGCCTGGCCGGCCGTCAGAGCGTTGACGTTGATGCTGCCGGCCGTCAGCAGCGTCGAGATCGTCACGGTCCCGAAAAGCGTCGGATTGTTCGCCACCGCCAACAGGTCGGTGATGGCCTTCACCCATTGGGTGGTCGCGACAATCCCGCTATTTTCGCCACCCGGCGGCGTGACGGAATGCAGCATACCGTCGCTGTCGAGCAGGGCGAGCGCGTGTGCCAGCGGCAGGATTGTGACCCTTTTGGTGCCCGGCGCCAGGTTCAGGAACGTGCCGGACCCGTCATGAGCTTCGACGAAGGCGACACGCGAGAGAGTTGGCGTGCCGCCGCCGTTGTAGACCCCCTCGCCGTGCTCCCAGAACGCCGCGGGCTCGGCGCCGTCATCGATCCGGTACAGGACGCGCTCGCCGCCCACCAGGCCGGCGCCGGCGGGGGTCCGGAACCCGGTGGCGGCCGCGCCAACCGAGATCGCGGCCGTTCCAGTGGTAGTCGTTGTGAAGACGCACCGGTCAGCCAGGACGTGTGGCGTTCCCATTAGACGTCTTCCTCGATGACGATCTCGGTCTGTCGGGTCGGGAACGTGTTGCGGGCGATCACCGGCGGCGGGTTGAACACGCCCAACGCGCCGGTATTCGGCAGGTCGTCCGCGTCGCGCGCGGCGAACACCTGCCCCGTCGCCCCGACACTGACCAGCGCGTTTTCGAGCGCGTCCGCCTCGGCCGAGGTGAGATAGGCGTGTGACCAGGACAGACGGCGATACGGTCGGCCGAGCTGGACGTCGCGCACACCCGTGAGCGGGGCCCGGGCCGAGAGGCCGGGGTCAATGACTGTTTGGGTGTAGCCGTAACCGGCGTTCCGCGTCGTCACCAAAGTCGGTCCGACCCAGAGGCGGCCGACTTGAAGATAGTCGTCCCCGCCGCCGGTGAACTCGAGTTTCAGATAGCGGGCGGTGATCGGCGCGGCCGGCCGGTATGCCCACAGCCCGAAGCGGGCCATCTGCGCCGAGAGATACTGCATAGACGAGACCGGTGACGCCCCGGTCGCGATATAGGCCGGCGGCGTCGACCCGACGCTGAATTGCGCATTATGCACATAGAAGCCCGAGATGTCGTTGCCGGTGTACACGTCGCCAGGTATGTCGTTAACCCATGTTGTTGCAAATCCAAGCCAAGCCCCTAACGTAATATCAGCGGCGATCACCCCCGCCACCCAGACCCTGTAAATTCCCCCGCCGATTGACTGGATGCCCCGTTCGACGAACTGCCCCGTTCCCCACGCCATGCCATTGGTGGCAGTCCCGAGCGCGAGATCAAACCTACAACCGAAACGGTTAGCCCCTTGGTAGCCGCCGTCGGTCACGTAGACCACGAGGTAACGCGCCGCGGCACCAATGTTGTTAGGCCCGGCCCGAACATAGGCCGACCAGCAATAGGTTTGCCCCGAGACGGCATTGATCGACGAGTCGAACCCGACCGAATGTCTTATGGAGGCGCCAGTCTCCAAGAACAGATCGGCGGTGTAGGCGCCGTTCTGATCGGCGCCGGCATTGGCAATGACCGTGGTGTTCCTCTTTATCCAGGCCGCGTTCGCGAGATCATCCGAGAAAGGGATGAGGTTGTTGGGCGCGATATGACGCGTATCGAGCGCATCCGCGGCGCCCGCCGACGCGGTGGACGCCAAAACCCGCACGAAGGCACCGGACGATGGCAGCAGGCCATCGCGCGGCGCGGCGAGCGCAATCAGGCCGATTGACTGAGACGACATAAGGTCGACGTGCACGTTGATGGTGCCAGTGCCCCAGGCGTTAGACCGCCAGACTTCCGAGATTTGCGGCGTCCTGACGTTGAGCAGACCGAGGCCGGCGGCCTCGCTGTCGCAAAACATCTCGGCCTTGTCGGCCAGGTTGGAAAAGCCAAAGAGCGCGCCCATTCAGCCCCACAACGTCACAGAGGTTCGCTCGCCCTGGATCGACACCCCGATCACGATGAGCTTCCGACCGGCAGCGAGGGCGCGGTGGCGCGACCAGGTGAGCAGGACGCAGGCCCCGAGCCGGAGCGTCGACCAGGCATACCCGCCAGCGCCGGGGCGAATGCGCACCACCCACATCCGCCGCGGCACGCCGAAGATCGCCAGCATCTGATCAACGCGCGACTGCGCATCGGTCTCCGAGGCGAAGATGCTGTTGACCAGCGGCGCGTCCTGCGCCTCTGCGTAAAGTCCCTGAATATCGGTGTCGTACGCCGTGGCGATGCGGGCGGCCTGCCTCCAATAGGCGGCGTCATCAGCCGCGACAGCGCCAGCGACCTGCTCATCCGTGAGGGTCCGGCCGAGCAAGTCGTAACCGAACCGAATGCGCCACCACGGGGCGCGGGTCGGGGCGATCTCCTCCGGTGGTGCCGCCATCATGGGCTGGTCGATCGTCAGCGTCGCGGTCAACGCCTCGGGCGCCAGCAGCATCCCGCCGTGGTAGGCCCCCTCGGCGTCCGCACCCCACCAGCCGAACACCCCCGCCGCAATCTGGTTCATCGCGTCGGCGACGCTGCCCGACCGGATCGACAGGCCCGAGGCCCCGACCGGCCAGTCGAAGTTCGCCGCATCGAACGCGACGCCTGCGACGCCTTCCAGCATCTTGCGGGCAAAGCTTGTGGGCGTGGCGCTGGAATAGCCACCGGTGCCGGCGGCGTTGTCACCCAGCACGTCGACCGTCAGCACCGATGGCCGGACAGCGGTCCGGGTCAGGCCGAGGGCGTTGCAGGTTGCGTATTGGCCGGATGACAGGCCGGCCGCTATGAGCGCCGCATAATCGGCCACATTGGTCGTGCTACTGAGCGGCACGCCCCTATCGTAGGCGGCGGTGATCCCACCGATCGAGCCGCTGTGCACCATCGAGATCAGGTTTGCCTGGTCGATCAGAACCGGCTCGACCGACCGCTTTTCTCCCAGCAGCCGCGGTTTGAACTGCCCTGCCAGGCCGGGGTCGCCATCCAACCCGCCGCCACCACCGAAGACTTCGCAGGCGGAGACGTCGACCTCAGATGGTGTTCCTCGCAGCGCAAGCGCGAGGCGCGACGTGCCCGAGGGCGTGCCGGCGGCGCGCAGGTCGGCGATCACGCGCATATTGCTGAACGCGGCATGGCGCGGGCGCTGGTGCGGCCCGTGGCGAATAATGACGCGCCGGCCACCCACGGCCCAATCGCCGGCGATGGCGTCCATCCGCTGATCGCCGTTCATCACAGCGATCTCACCCGCCGTGGCGGTCAGGCGAGCGCCCTGGTCGGGATAGATCGGCAGGGTCCGCTCGATCGCGACAGGCGCCGCGAGCCGGGGCGGATACTCGACGTTCGGCGCGATCGCGTCGGTCGGCTCGCCGATCCAGCCGCGGTCCGACAGCCGGATCACGGGCACCTGGGCCGCGACCGGTGCATATATTTCGGGCGCTGCCATGGGGCCGTGTCCGCCGATACCCCAGCCATACGGCGGCACCACAGCCACTGCCGCTGGCGGCAGCGTGCCGATATCGACCAGCCAGACCTGCGGGCCGGGCACCTGCGCCTCGATCGCCGGCACTTCGACGGTGCCGGCGATGTCGGGCGCTGCCCAGATCACGGCCATGGGAACGACGCCCAAGGGAGTGACGCCGGGGATCATGACACCAGCCTCTGCAAGCGCGTCACGCGGAGTTCGGCCCTTAGATCGGCGACTTCTTCCCGCAAGGCCGTTAGCTCGTCCCTCAGCGGCTCAGTGGCCCGCTCCAGGGCGGTTTCCAGATCCCCGCCGAACGCGGGCAGGTCGAACTGGCGGCCGATAGCCTCGAGCGTGGACCGGATCATGTCTTGCAGCGCGGCGTTTTGGGCGCCCGTCGCGTATCGCTCGGATCCCGCCGCGCTGAGGGCCTGCGCGGTCTGCACGAGCCGCTGGAGGTCGGCGGTGCGGATACTGCCCGCCCGCGCCTGATCGACCGACCGCGCGAAATCCTGCTGCGCCAGGCGGAACTGATCGGCCGGCGATGCCGATGCGCGCGTCATCTGATCGAGGAACCCGGTCAGTATGTTCTGCGCGGACTGCACCCGCGTCGCGGCGTCGAGTTGGCGCCGCGCCTCCGTCGTCCCGACGATAGCGGCCCGCTCGGCCTCGAGGGTGCGGTTCAGCAGCGCGACCTGGTCGGCGTATGCCTGCGTCGCCAGGGCGGCGGCACCCCAGGTTTCGGTCCAGGACCGCTCGAGCTCGGCGCGTTGTAGCCGGGCCGCTTCATCCGTCGCGGCAAGCTGCGCCTGCGATGGATTCGCCGTGGCCTGGAGATAGCGGACATTCAGTGCCGCGTTGAAGGTGGCGATCGCTGCGTTGGCTTGGGTGTTGACCTGTTCGATCTGCCGGTCGCGGGCAGCGACGAGCTGCTGCTCGGCCTGCACCAGCCTGGCGGTGACCGCTGGTGTGGCGCCAACCGCAGCCTGCACGTCGGCGATCGCCGCACCGAACTGGTCGGTGATCGCCTTGAGTTGGGCCGGAACGGCGCCCAGAGACTGCGCCAAGCCAGCCGTGACGTTGTCGATCAGCTTGATCGCCGCCCGTTCCTGTGCGGCCGCCAGGTCGAGCTGAGACTGCCGGAGCCGATCGGCGGCCTGCGGAGTCAAGGGGTCCGCCGCCAGGGCGTCACGCGCGAACGTGAGGGCGCCCTGGTAGGTTTCGTTCAGGCCTTTGAGGGCGTCGCTGAACTGCTTGGAGCGGTCCGTCAGATCGGTGAGGGCGGCGACGGTCTGATCGAGGAAAGGCGTGACCTTCGAGGCCCGGTCGAGTGTCGCGGCGAGGGCCTCAGCCGACTCGAACGCGCGGCCGGTGATCGCGGCGTTGACGTCATCGTTCGCGGCCTGAAACCGCAACTCGCTGAACGGCAGGGACTGCGACCGGCCGCCACCCTGGCCGATCGCGGCGGTGTTCCAGTCATTGGTACTAGCGGCCAGGACGCGCGTCTGGCCGAATTCGTCGCGGTTCTGTGAAATCGCAGACTGCGCCAGGCGGGCGCCGTACTGCGCCATCAGCGCGTTGACTTGCGCGACTGACTGTTGGAGCGCGGCTACCTCAGCCTCCGTGTTGACCAGCTGCGAGACTGTCACGCCAACGCCGAGCATGCCGGCATCGTTCGCGGTCAGGCCGGTGGCGGAGAAGGGCGTGGCGGGCCGGGGGCCGATGAAAGCCCCGCCGCCGCCGCCCAGGATGCCACCCAGCAAGCCCCCGACGAGCGTCCCGATACCCGGGATGAAGGATCCCGCGATGGCACCAGCCGCAGCACCAGCGCCCGCCCCTATGGTCGGTGCAGGCCCCGTCTTTCCCAACGCCGATTGCAGCAGGCCGCCGCCGAACGATCCGACGCCGAAGCCCAGGCCAATTCCGCCCAGGAGGCCCCCGATTGTGGTCGGAGCCATCGCCGTGCTGGCGGCGAGCGCGGGCGCCTCCATACCGGCCGCGGCGGCCGCGGCATATATCTCGGCGGCGGACGCGGCTGCCGCCGACGTAAAAACCGGGGTCGCGAGCAGTCCGCCAGCGCCGGCCAAGCCTACGCTGTTGAGTAGCCCCCCGTCGCCGGTGAGGCCGATCCAGTCCGTGAAACGGCTGATCTGGCCTCCTAAGTTCGTCAGACCCAGCGCATCGGACGCACGGCCGAGGGACAACACGTTTGATCCCGAGTTTACCAGCGAACCAAGACCGCCGCCGGAACCACCAGCGGCACCGATGCCGCCGAAGCTCAGCGTCGGCCGCTGCTGGCTGGAGAAGCTGTTCAGGATTGGATTGATCGCCCCCAACTCGACGATGCCGGTCGCGATCGACGCAATGGCGGCGCGCCCGATGCGCGCGAAGGATGCAGCCCGGTTCTCGCCTTGCAGGAATGCGTCGACGAGGCCCTGGCCGATCCGCGATATCGTCTGGCTGAAGATGTCGAATGTGGCCTGGACGGATTGCTGGGCGAGCTGCAACGCCCGCGCGGCGTCTGACCCGCGATCATAGGCGGCGGCCAGGCGGTCGGTTTCCTCGGCGGCGCGACTGGTATCGGTGATGTTCGCCCGCTGGACTTCCGCGCGGGCTTTCTCGACGTTCTGCGCCCTGGCGACGGACTCCGCGGTGCCGTCGTATGCCGCGTTGATACGCAGCTGCGCCTCGGTGGCCGCATCGGCCTCCGCGACCTGGCGGCTGATGTCCCGGCCGCCCTCGGCGACCTTCAGGTCGATGATCCGCTTCGTCAGATCGGCGACGGCCAGATCGTATTTCTCTGTGCCGGGCACCAGGCCGTCGCTGATCGCCTTCTTCTGCGCTTCCTGCTCGGCCAGAATGCGCACGACCTCGTCTCGGTTCGTCGCATAGGCCTCGGCAAGGCGGTTCGCCGCCTTGATCTGGACTTCGTAGGTATCAGCGGCCTTCTCGAGGCCGGTGCGGTGCTGTTCGTTGGTTTTCGTGAGGTTGGCGATCTTATCTTCGTTCTCGCTGATCGCCGCTGAGTACACCCCGTAAAGATGGGTTCCCCTTTCGTGCAATGCCTGTTGAGCGCGCAGCTGCTCATTCTCGCGCTTGAGCGCTTCCTTCTGCCCCTCCTTCGTTCCGCCGACGATTGCAAAGGCCCGGTCCTGAAGCTCCTTGCGCCGGCGCTCGTCCGCCGCGTTCAGCGCGGATAGGCCGCTGAGGAAGGCCGATCCCTCCCAGTCCGGCTCAGAGCCGCCCCGCGTCTGGATCGGAAGCGCCTTGCGCTGCTCACGCAGTGGATCGAGCTGCTGATCTATCCGGCGGACCCGCCTTTGCTCGCTTGCGATCTGCGCCTCGAGGACTGTTGTTTCCGACGGCGCAAACGGCTTGCGTGGCGGCCCATATTGGCGTTGCGCGTCCGTCAGTTGGCGCTGCAATGTCTCGGCATTGCGGGCCGCCTCCGCCCGCTCCGTCTGCAACCGGGCAATGCGGGCGTCGATTTCAGCGCCAGGCGACGCGCCAATGTTGCCAAGCCAGTCGACAGCATTCCCGACCGCGGTGACAGCCGACCCGAGGCGTTCAACGGCAGCGACAACGCTCTCGCTCTTTGCCAGGCTCGTGATGAACCGGTCCCACGCGTTGCCGAGTTTCTCGATGGCCTCCCCCATCGGTGACAGAGACTGCTGCCGCAAGCCCTGGAACCGGTCCCTCACCGCACTCAGGGCAGCATCGACAGCGCGGGCCTTGTCACCCTGCTCGGCCCAGCGGTGGATATTCGCCGCCTGGTCCGCGGACAGGACGTTCCATTCCCGGTCCAGCTGCCGGATCGCCTCGGAGGTGCCCTTCGCCGCCTCGGCCATCTGTTTCATGGCGTCTGCCACAGAGATCCCGCGCCCGGCCGCGACGTCCGGGGCCAGGGCCGCGATCCGCTCGATCGTGTTCCCGGACAGCGCCGGGTTGCGGGTCAGATCGGCAATCCCCTTGACCGCGTCCGCGGTCGCCACGCCCTGCCGCTTCAGCCCTTCGACGTAGCCTTGCAGCTGGTCCGTGGACAGCTCGGCGGACTTGCCGACGCCGGCGATCGCGACGGAGAGCTCGCGCTGCTGGCCGGCCAGCGCGACAGCCCGGCCGCCCACCAGAAAGACGGCCGCGGCGAGCGCTGTGAAGGCCGCGCCGCCAGCGATGATCCCAGCGTGGCTCGCGACGAAACCACGAATTGCCCCGGTCAGCGTGCCAAGCGAAGTGCCCGTTACCGCCATGACCTGTGCGACCTGGAGGCCTTGCTGGGTCAGCGTCGTCATGACCGAGGCGCCGGCGGACAGTTGGCCGATTACGTCAGGCATCTGCACCGCCACAGAGCGCAGCGCGAGCGCTCCGCCCTGGGTTCCGGCGGCTAAGGCACGCGCTGCGACCGCGACCTCATGCTCCTGCTGCGCCAGGCGCTGAAGCCCGGCCGCGTGCACCTCGGCACTGATCTTGCCCCGTTCCATTAGCGCGTTGGCGACGACGCGCTGGTCGTTGATCGCTTGGAGCGCGGCCGTGTGTGGGGTCGCGAACTGAGTGAAGCGGGCAGCCTGGTCGTTAAGCGCCGCCTCGGCGGCGGCGGCACGCTTGGCGGCGGCGGCGCTGCCATCGAGGCCCGCGATGCGCGCCTTGAGCATCGCGTCCTGGCGCTGGAGCGCCGTCGTCTGCTCGCCCCCCGTCAGGTGCCCACCAGCCGCGAGGCCGTTAATCTCCTTGATCGCCGCGGCGTGGGCGCGGTGGGCCTCGGCAATCGGGTCGATTGCGGCCCGATAGGCCTGCGCCTTCTGCGCCGCAGCTTCTTGCGCCCGCGCCAGATCGAGGTTCGCAGCGGCAGCCGCCCGCGCAGCCTCGCCCGCTCCTAAATACTTTTGCCGCGCCAGATCGGCCAGCTCGACCGCCCGCGCCTGCGTGACCAGCCCGTCGGCCTGGGCTTGGCTGATCTGCCCCATCGCCGATGCAAGGCGCTTTTGCGCGTCCAGCGCGAGATCGAGCGATCGCTCGAGCCGCTGAAACGATGCCGCCGACCTGGAAGACGCCCGGTTGATGGCCTCGAGCGCAACCTCCCCGGCGTCACCGACAGTGCGGAACGCACTCGTGGCCTGCGGCCCGCCCTCGACCCCGAGACGTATCGTTACGTCACGGGCCATGTCAGGCCCCGATCTCCGCAGCCAGAACCGCCTCGGCCTGGACCCTTGCCGCGTCGACGTCTAGCCGTTTCGCGATCGTCACTCTGGGGACCAGCGTCGCAACCACGACTCCCGGGACGGCACGGCTCATCTGGTAGACCGCAACCATGCGTCCGCCAGGCCGCGGGATCAGCACGACGCGCGGCCCGGTGGACCGGCGGCTGCCACGCGGCCGCGAGCCGCCGCGGACGGACGCCGAAACAATTTCAGCATCCATCCGGTCCGCCCATGCCCCGAGATCGGCATAACGGCGCAGCCGGTTGCCCGGAATTGAGCCGCCCTTCCGGGACGACGAAACCAGGCCAAGCCCCATCCGTTCGCCGGCAGCGGTCGGGATGGTCAGAAAGCCGGCGCGGCGCGGCGAGATGCTCGCGCCTCGAGCGAACACTTCGTGCAGCAGCGGTGACCGGGAATAGACTAGCGCAGCCGGATGCAGTGTCCGGCGCCGTCGAGACGGATACACCGACCGGCCCCAGGACCGCGCAAGGCCTGCGCCGAGACCTGCCGACGCGACTTGGCGGCGGAGCTCATCCTGGAGCCATCTCGAGGCCGCGACGATCCCCGAGCGTAGACGATCGGACAGCTCCTCCGCCTGGTAGTCGAGGATCTCCGGTATCGATCCCTCGATTTCGGTCATTACCCGCACGGCCCTACCCCCGTCGTCACCGTTGCTGCTTCCGCTTGCGCTCGACCTCGTCCCACTCGGCCGCTGTGGCGGAGAGAAGACCGAACGCGTCGATCGTCCACGCCGATTGATCGAGTACCCCGCCCAGCTCCGGCCAGGTCGAGTACCCGCCCATCCCGCCTCGGCACATCGCCCAGAGCCGGACAACGTCGTGTATCTGCCTGGGCACCGCGAAGATGGGAGAGTCGGCCCAACTGTCGCTCCCGATCGCGAACGCGTCGCCGGGCTCGAGGTCTACTGCGAAGGCTGCGTGGTCTCGCGCGACGGCAAGACCTCCCCGGAGTTTTTTTCCTGTTCCTGCGTGAGGTGTGCCCGGTTCCAGATGTCCCAGCCGAGTTCGTCGAGCTCCTCTCGCGGCACGGCGTCCAGCACATCGTCGGGGACGCGCAGGCCGACCTTCCTGAGCGGCGGGAGGCCCGGACCCGCCCACGCCACAAGGCCGAACGCGGCGCACTCGAGAGGCAAGGCGTTGTTGCGCATCGCGTTGGTAAGCAGCATCCGGCGAAAGGCCTGGTCGGCGCGGACCAGGTCGTTGATCCCTTCCTGCGCACATTCGAGGTGGAACGCCAGCGGCTCACCGACTGGCGCATTCTCGATTTCGTCCATTACCGCCAAAAGGTCGGGGAGGTCTGGCGGATTGACCCGTTGCAGCGCCTCACGTCGCCCGCGGACAAGCCGCTCATGCGGCACTGAGGGGCCGTAGGTGGCATCGATCTGCGCATACATCGCCAGACGCAGGCGATGGCTCAGAGGCCGGAACGTGTAGGTGCGGCCCGAGCCGCCCGGCGAGAACGTCACCGGATCGAGAGAGACGAGTGTCATGATTGTCCTCTGTCGAGAGGGCGGGGCGGCACCGACATGCCGCCCCGGAACGCGCGCGCGAACGCGCTACCGCTGTCGGGCGGTTCCGATCAGTAGGAGCAAAGATAGACGCTGCGATCGGCGCCGTCCGCCTCGAGGCGGATCGCGTCGACGCCGAGATCGTTGCGGTCCTGTGGCGTAAGGTCGACGATCCGCACGATCGGCAGGGTCACGGCAAAGCGATTGCCTGCCGAGGTGCCGAGGCCCGTGATCAGCGATCCGGTCGCGCCATCTTGCAGGCGGCTGTAGCGCAGCGCCGACGTCGACATATTGCCGCCGGCAGCCGACACCACCGCGAACGGGTCCAGCTGCGCGGTGACGTCGCGACGGGCCAGGACCGGCACGCCAATGCCCTGCGATGCCTCTGGGTCCTCGGGCATGACGGTCTCGA